CGAACGTTATATGCAGGACATCACGGACGACTATACGGACGAGGCATATATGAGTGATGGCGAGTGCTTGGACTTAGCCATTGAACTTTACGATAAAGGAATAGCATATCTATAAGAAAGGAGACGATATGAATATTGAAGAAGATTTTAAAAAGTTTTTGTATGAGTGGGTTAAGAAGAACTTTGGCGAAAGCGAAGCAGACGACCCATCATGGAGCATTGAGGCATTGGCACATGACTTGCGTGATGAGTATATCAAGATTAAAGAGCGTGAAGATTTGGAGTGGGTTAAGGAAGATGTTGAGTATGTGGCAAACGACCATGATATTAAACTGACCGACAAGCAAGCGTATGCTGTGGCACAAGAATATATGTTCTCAGAAGCATATTGCGACATGCACGCCGAAGATATTTTGTACTTTATTCAACGAGAAAAGGAGAAAGAGTAATGGAACAACGTATGAGATATATGCGCCCATTGAAGGACATCATTATTATAGATAAGAAGAAAAAGGAATTAGCAGTTGTCAATGAGGGGACAGGAGATAATCTATGGGAAGAAGATGAAGCGCAAGGGTATAAAGACTACGCTATGCTGTCGCTCTATTCCATAGATGGAGATGAACTCACGCCAATGGAGAGTGGGCAAATGATGACCACCAAGTTAATTGCAGATATGACAGACGATGAGTATGCGGACGATGTGCGAGCATACTTTGACCTCGACAAAGATAGCATCGTAATTAAGTTATAAGGAGAAATAATGAAAACTACAAAAGAAGAAATGATTGCAAAGATTTTTGGACAAGTGATTAAGCAAGATAAATCAGCGAAACACGTTGAAATGTTTTACAACTTAGAGGGGGACTGGGTAATCCAATACCAACAGGGGCGACAAAAATATTTAGTAATGATAGAGGAGGTATAGATATGTGGGACAATGGCGCAACGGAAAGAGATAAGATGACTATCCAACAATGGTTAGATAAATTGACCGATGAGAATTGGCACACAGAACGCTGTGTGGTCGAGGCTATTCTTGATGGTCGTGAGAGTATCATACGCAGAGCGATGTTGATATGGCTTGCGCATATGGAGATAGGTCATATGCCAATGGAGTTAAGCGAACTAAGAAATAAACTTTATAAAGAAATGGAGGAAGAATAATATGACAAAGGTTAAAGGTTATCGTATTGGCTTGCGCACTACGCTAGATGTAGATGATGGCAAGCAATTGAGCACACCATACTATGTGGTATATGTAGAGTATGAAGATGGTAGCGTATGGTTTGAAACGGAATGTGAAACGCAAGACGAAGCAAAGGAATATATAACCAAGAGAATGATGGGAAATCTCGTGGAGAAATATGTAGGAATGATTGACGACGAACTATTCAAGGCTACCCCAGAAGAAACAATCGCTTTCTGTGATGGGGTGAGTTCGCATTTGAAGTATGTAGTTGAACAGGCTAATTATGAAAAGGAGCAATACAAATGAAGATTGTAATGGACACAAAAGACCTGCGAGCAATGTTAAAGTTTCGTAAGGAGTATGACTACTGCGTCGTGTTTGATAGTGGGGACAACACAGATGGCGAAGGTATCTGGCATTGCGACGTGCATTTTGGCAATGACTTAGATAGCCTCAAAGACGGCGACGGCGATGAGGTATATAGTTTTAATAGTATCTATAACGACCATTCAAAATATCTTAGCGAGGAGGCAAGGAAGAAATATGAAAGTTGAGGTCAAGCAAGTATGGGATATGAAGCCACCTAAAAGTATGACGCTCGTGCAAGTGAAGACTATCGCTGACGCAGTTCATAAAGAGGGTGATGAGTTTTATATCACATACGACAACAATGGAGACTTCGTTTTGCGGAGAGTGTCGCAATGACCGACACGCTTTATAGTTTTCAAAGAGAGGCTATTCAAGCCTTAATGCGTGGCAAGCGCATAGTAATTGCCGGCACGGGCTCGGGTAAAGGCACGACGGCTGTGGTATGGGCGAGAGAGAAATGCAACGAGACTGGTAAGAATAAAGTTTTAATCGTGACGACTGCAAGCAAGGCGAATATGAAGCCTAATGACTTCGAGTTAGACGCTGATAAATGGAATGGAAAAGAGTGGAGAAATTCACTATCATCTTTCTCTGTCATCTCGTGGCACAAGTTCGCAGCGTGGGTAAATAGCCATTGGGACGAGTTGTCGGAGTGGGTATTGATAGCGGACGAAATCGCAAAGGCGAGCGCAGGTGTAAGCTCTGGAATGGGCAAAGCATTCCTCAAATTCACGACACGCAATCGAGACTGGGCTGGCTTCACGGCTACGCCAGGCGATGTGTGGTTGAAGTTCTATCCATACTTTCAAGCCTGTGGATTAGTGAGGAACAAGACACAGTTTATGCGTAAGTATTGCGTGGTGCAGACGTTTAAAGGATTTCCAGAGATAGTTAATTATCGCTATGAGCATGAGTTAAAGAATTTCTGGACACAAATCTCAACAGCACCAGATACGAGTAAAATGCTAGAGGAGTTGCCTGGTGAGACGCATAAAACTCTGAATTTCAAGAAGCCAAGTGCGTACAATAAAATTCTCAAAACGATGATAAGCCCGGACGGCGAGATGCTAGACACACCAGGTGCGTTATGTGCGGAGTTGCGTAGGCAATGCTTCACTAAGGAGAAGAAACAATGGATAACAGATTTCGTGGAGAACTTGGGGACAGGCGCTGTGATGTTTTATAACTTCATTAAGACTGGCGACGAGTTGGAGACGATAGTTAAGAAAGCATTACCGAAGGGCGCAAAGGTGTGGCGTATAGATGGTAAGCACCATGATATTCCGACGGCTGATACGATTGGCAAATACGACGTAGTGTTATGCCAATGGCAATCTGGATCGGAGGCATTAAACCTGCAGTTTTTGCATTACTGGGTAGCCGTTGAGTTGTGCTATTCGTATAGCACGGCTGTCCAGGCTAGAGGTCGTATCAAGCGTATCGGACAAAAGAACTTTATGCGCTACTATTACCTATTAACAGACGGCACAATAGAGCAAGCCATATTAAAATGTTTGAAAAACAAATCAGAGTTCAGCGAAGAGGTCTGGACGGCGGAATTAAAAGAAAGGAGCAAATAGATGAAACCGAAAGAATACTTAAAAGAGTTAGACGAGCTAGTGCTCAATTCGTGTAGCACCAATAAGGAATATTATCTCGGCATGAAAGCTGGAGCGCAACGCATGTGGGAACTTATGCGAGCGAAGCAAAATAAGTATAGGAACGAACATCGAGATGAGCTACGTGAATATAACACGCAGTATCAGCGTGAGCGTAGGGCGAGGATTAAGGCGATGAAGGAGGATATTGACAAAATAAGCGCAATGAATTAACATAAGAGATATATGGGGGACTATAAAAATAATAAAGGAGAAGTTATGAGTAAAATTAAAGACTATATGCGGTAGTTAAGGACGTCGATGACCTTAAGCCGGAAGATAATCTGGAACTAGCACACCTAGCGTGGCTAGTTAAGAAAGAAACAATTATCAATGAACTGACGATGTTGATGCAAGACACCAACAGCAAAGCATATAAGCAGGTATTAAGCGAGGCAATCAAGTTTATTGAGGAAGGAGAAGTTTAGTATGTCGGGACCGATGGAGCAGAAGCCATCATTGGTAGAATATCTAGTCGATTACATTCTTGAAGTTGGTGGTATAGACGACTGGACGAAATTAGATTTAGGCGAAGTCTTAGCATGCGACTTTGCAGAACAGGCTAGGGACTACAATCTTACAGATGCCGAAGAGGTTATGTTGGCAGGTACCCTAGAGCGATATATTGAAGAGCAATTAGGAGACGCCATAGATGAGAAAATTGCGGAGCAGGTCGAGTCCGCAAAAGAGTGGCGCGACGCAAAAGATAGCGCAATTAACGGTAAATAAAGGAGAAGTATGAAGAATAAAAAGCTCGAGGCAATTTGTTTCGGTGTTTTGATTGGTGCGCTTTTTATAACCATCGCATTCTGCGTGTTTATAACAGTGTTGCCAACACGTAGGACAACCAGGGCGCAACGATATGACCTGGATTGTCTGACACGATTAAGCGAAAATCCATTAATAGAATGTAAGGAGAAGTAAGTATGAGTGGAACTAAAATTGGTGGTCAGAAGGCTGCCGCAACAAACCTCAAAAAACATGGCGACGATTTCTATGCACGCATTGGACGTATGGGTGGTCAGAATGGTCACACCGGTGGTTTTGCAAGTGAGAAGGTTGGCAAAGATGGTCTAACTGGGACAGAGCGAGCGAAGATCGCCGGGCAAAAAGGTGGGCAATTAAGTAAACGTGGTCCGGCACGCCACCCGCATATTACTAATGAGGAAGTAGCTGCGGCAAAAGCGAATAAACCAAGAGGAGGATGGAAATGGCTCTTTTCAGAAAGAAAAAGAAAGTAGCCGATAAGGTGGAAGCGAGGTTTCAGCAGGCGGTTGGTCTTATCCGAGATTTAGATCGCCGAGAATTCAACCGCCTAATAGATGGCCTTAAGCTAACGTGGGAGGGCTACAACCGTATCCGGGCTGTTCAGACAAATGAGGATAAAGAGGTGGCCGAAATCGAGAAGACCGAGAGGGTGCTTGATTATATTGAACAAAATCCTTGACAGCCACCAACCCCCTGCCGTATAGTTATGGTAGGGGGAAACTATAAAACGTAAAAACAATTTGAGGAGAAGAGTATGCAAGTAATTAAGCAGGCTACTCCGACGGCACCAAAGCTCATGATTTATGGGCTATCAGGTGTAGGAAAGAGTACGCTCGCAAGCAAACTCAAGAACCCTATCTTCATTGATATGGAGGGGGGCTTGAATTACATGGACGCAGCTCGCACCCCAACGCTGACATCGTATAAAGCGGCATTGGGAGTATTGAGCGAGCTGTATAATGCTGCCGAATCAGGCAAGCGTGAGTACGATACTATTGTTATCGACTCAGTAGACTGGCTAGTGCGCAAAATCGTGGAGAAGGCGGCTGGCATAGACAAAGACCACATTGACGAGACTCTGAATCGTTCCAATGGTGGCTATGGTAATGGTAAGCAGGTGTTAGAAAACCATGTTCGCACACTGTTCCTACCATTCCTAGTAAAATTGAATAAGCAAGGCTATGGGATTTGCTTAATTGCTCATGCAGACCGTAAGGTTTTAATGAACTCTGACGGTAGCGACATTGAGCAGATTGCACCTAAGATTGACGTGAACACTATGAATACGTTTGTTGAATGGTGCGACAATGTGTTTTTCTTAAAGAAGGACATTAGTGGTGAGCGCGTGCTCGTAT